TCAATTCAAGACTGGATCCGTAATATACCATCCAATCAGAATCAACCTTTGACTTTATCTTTTTCCTTTTCTTGATCCCACTTTTCAGTGTTACCATTTTATATTTAGTCTTTTCGAACTTTGACAGTTTCTTTCCGATGTATCTTCTACCTGTTTCTGTGTTGGTTATGCAGTAAACGAACCCAACACAGTCCTCCGGCAAAGTCTCAATTATAGTATTTTGATATATCCACATAGTGGACTATTTATTCATCTGCATCTTCATCCACATTGGTGATATCGGCAGCACATACAGGACATACTGTTATATCGTTTATACTGTGATCCGTGGACATTAGTGTAATCTTGCCATATGCGCCACAATCTGGGCACTCGAATAGCATCGTCTTCTTCATCTCATTTTCCTTTATATTATGGTATCAACTGCACGCCAGACACTCTGTCTTTGCTGCCTGAACACCTGCTTGACTGTATATATAGTACAGTGCTAAAATCTTCTCATCCTCAAATGCCATTTTATGGATATGACTGATCCATGCCTCATCCTCGTCCGCAGAGAAAAACAGATTCAATGACTGCCACTGATCTATATATTTCCCTCTAGTGCCGGCAAGTCGTAGTATTGACTCTTGGTTAATCTCAAAGGCAGTTCTGAATACTCGCTTTTCTTCATCAGTTAACCAATCAACCTTTTGCACAGATCCAAGTGCCTCTTTAACTTCCTTGATATTTGCCTTGGTGTAGACACCTTTCTTTTTCATCAGTGCCAGTAGTGGTGGATTGATACGTTCCATTTCACCGCCAGCAGTCAACTGTGTGTAACTCATTGCTGGATCAGGATTGATACCCTCTGATACCCCACCCATCAAAAGTGCAGTGGACTTGGTAGGTGCCACGGCAATCCTATGTGTGTTGCGAATACCAAACCCAGTACACCATTCTGGTTCACCAAGTTTCTCTGCGAGGAATTTACTTGCTCGTAGACTTTCATCATTCATAAATGAGAACATCTCGTGATTGATCAGGTGCGCATCAAATCCCTCGAATGGAATCATATGGTCCTGGAAGTAGGTGTGTAATCCGCATGCACCCAATCCAAGTGCTCTGCCCTTCTCAGTGAACCTCACTGCATTCTCTAATCCGGAAATATTTTTTGCCTTGGTAATGAAGTCCTCTGCCACGCAATCTAAAAATATCGTTGCCCAATATACAGCATCAGTGTCGATCCACTCATCGTACTTGGCAAGATTCATGCTCGACAGAACACAAGTGTAAGTATGATCAGCATCATTGGTGAGCATAATCTCAGAACAGAGATTTGAATTCTTTATTGTGAGGTCATGTTTCTTGTAGCACTCTGGACGGTGACGATTTGCCTTATCAATGAATAGGAAATAACCTTTGCCAGTTACCATTTTTACTTTCATTGCTTTCTGGTAACGTCTAACTGAATCTGTGTCACCATTGTTCAACTTTGCTATGAATGCATCTGTGATGATCCAACCGACATTGGCATCATCTGACTCAGAGTGAATGAAATCAATCAACTCATCAAAGTCGCCATGATCAATTGGTAAGTAACCTGCCCATGCACCACGACGAGCAGTGCCCTGTGCCACATCCCGCATGTCCTGTACAAATCCTTTGAACAATGGAACTACACCGGATGCTTTACCACCCACTGATATCGGAGTACCCCTCGCGCGAATGTCACCGAGGTATGCAGATGTACCGAAACCATGCTTGGTCAGTAATGCTGTCTCATGGCGCACTGAATAAAAACTGTCAATGGAGTCTTGGATATATGCACCGGAACATGATACTGGCAGTCCACGATTGGTTCCCATATTTGCCAACACTGGCGTTGATGGAGACAGCCAACCCTTCCATAGCATATCAAAAAATCTTTCCTCTGCCTCTGTCTCCAGACTGATACTCTTTAGATATCCAGCGGCAGTTCGTGCTATGCGTTTGAATTGCCCACGCACAGATTCAGTTGTGTCGTATTCGTAACGCTCCTCAAACAACTGTAGACCGGCACTGGAATACCAGAGTGGCAGCAATCCCTTTTCCTGTAACTCTTTACGACGTACAGATATTTTCTCGTATAGGGAATCAGACATTTACTTTACCTTTATTATATTCACTCCAAACAAATCCATCACTGTCCCATTCACGGTTATACTGAGATCCCACACCACTGAAGAAATCATTGAATTGGAATCCAGATATGCCATCATAGAACCAATCGCTGATCGGGTTGTATTTCACTTCAAACATTTTTGGATAACCAAGTTGCTTCAGGCATTCATTGATACGGGATTCAACGAAGTGAGTCATCTGTTTTGCAGAGATACCTTCAATGTTACCCTTCTCAAATATCATATCAATAATCCTGCACTCGTGTTCGTATAATGTCTTTGCCAGTTCCACCAGTGACTCTGATAACTTGGTTTCCTTTTCCACTGATAACTTATATTCATCCTTCAATGTTCTGAATGCCCAGGCACCACCCATACTATGGATGTTCTCATCCTTCACGGAGAAATTAATACCCCGTACAATATTCAATAGTTTGTTTTTACCTTGACTCTGGAAATGCTTGAGGAATGCGAATGATGAATATAGAATGGCACCTTCCACCATTGAGAATGCACCTAGACTTATCAATGGGTCTTTGTCGGATATAATCTTATCGATGAACTCCATTCTACCCTTCAGAGTTTCATCATTGATATACTCTTGATAGAATTCATCTGTGTTCAAATGTAGTGCTTCGTTTATCTTATTGTAAAATGGAGCATGCACTGCCAATTCCATCATTGAGAATACACTTGCCATCCTTGCTAATTCTGGTCTGGGAAATGTCTTGGCAAACCTACCACCCCAGTATTCGCTGCCGGCAAATAACTCATACAATGAAAATAGTTTCAGTGTGGTTATTACTCCGTGCTTTTCAGCGGGTGTCATATTCACCAGGATGTCCTGCACGTCTTTCTCAACCTTGATCTCATCCGGTAACCAGAATATCTTCAATTGCTCCGTGGCAAATTTGATTGCCTCAGGATAGTGCACAACGAAACTTTCCGTTGGTGTCATCATTTTCACTGCCATAATCTATCCTATATTGTAACTTCTGTTGCCATGGGAAATACCACGGAAATCACTTTGGCACATTCCATTGCTATTTCCATATGCTCTTTCTGAGTTCCATTTGCGCTTCTAACCTGTAGGTAGTGGATCCACGATCTCAGTGTACCTGCCATATATAGTCGAGACACTGTAAGACCCTCGGGTAATACTGCTCTTGCCTGTTCCTTTGCAATACCATTTGATATTGCCCACTTGTATGATTCCTTGGCAAGGTCAATCAGTTGTTGCTGTTTGTTTCTCCAGGCACCTGCTAGAATTGTTTGACCATCATTCTCTGGGTCTAACTCAATACTGTTCTGGCGGTTCTTAGTGTCCTGTAACCTTGCTTCACGAATAACAAAGTCTAGATCCTTGGTTGGATCTGCATAACGCTGACTGAATTCCTGGAATGCAAATGAACGGTGACGCAACATTTGACGGGCAATGTCTCTGGTTGTAGTTATCTCCAGACATACACTCACCATCTCAAGTGGTGACCAATGGGCATTTTTGATCAGGTAGTTTATTAGTTTGGCATTTTCTGGATTCAACTGTCCAGACGGATTTGATACTCGTGCGCAGAAGGCAACCAAGTCTTGTAGATCATGCAGACCATCCTCCATCCATTCTGGAGCAGGTGTACTATAACTTATAAGTTGTACTTTCACATTTTCTCCATTGGGTAAATCTCAACGTGGCAGCAATGCCAGTAAAGGTATTACTATCTATAAGGTTTACAATTTCACTTTGCGACATACCAGACATGGCAAGATCATTGATATCCTTTGCCAATAAATTATCCGGTGGTATGTATACATTATACCCCTTTTTTATATATCCGTCAAGTTGAGTCGTGATCTCTTTATTTCTTGGTTCATTGTCAATTACAAACGTCGTATTAGAAATATCGTCAAAAATACGTAGGTCAAGTGCGGATCCAGCAGCAGCAACTGCATTGGGTAGGAATAGCGAATCAATCGGTCCTTCAACCACGTATATCTTTTTCGTAACATCAAGTCGGTCCATCCCATATATTTTCTGTGCGTCCTTATCAAGTTTTATAGTTAGATACTTAGGTGTTTCTTTTCCAAATGCTCTACCTTGAAAAGCAAAACACTTTCCATCGGTATTGAAAAACGGTATTACCAGTCTAGGGTGATCTGTAAACTTCCCTTCAATAAACTTTGGCGTGACAGTATTTACCCATGTCATAAACTTTGGTGCATAGTACAGCACATCCCAGTATTGTCTTGGGATAAGTCTTGATGCCACATATTTTGCTGCGGGGTGTGTTTCCGGTAGATCGGATATTGACTTCAGTCCATCCAGTACATTAGTCTCACGTATGAGTTCTTTGGATGCAACAGGAAGTAATTTACCAATATCCTTATGGGAATTGTATTGAGTTGCTCCTTCACGATATCGTTCAACCACATATTGTTTATATAGAACCTCATCAATGTGCTTGATAATATTGCCAAGATTGGTGCCATGTTGGCAGTTGTGGCAACGATAGAACAGATCTGTCTTTGTTCTATATACATAACCACGTGCCTTCGTCTTATTTGTGGAACTGTCGCCACAGATAGGGCAACTGAAATTCCACAAATAATCCGACTTTTTCTTGAAGTTTCTCAGTCTAGGACCGAGAATTTGAACGTATTTTGCGTCAATATGCAGCATTTTTATTGCACCACTCACTATTACCCAATATTACAAGTATACCTCACTTCATCATTTATAGCAAATTTATTTTTAGTGGCCAAGAATTGCAAGTGCTGGTTTGGCAATTGCCCAGAGAATCCAACCAACTACAATTGATCCACCCACTACAGACCACTTCCATCTTTCAACAAATGATAGTCGTTCATCAAGTTTATGGATCTCAACTTGTAGTTCTTTTATGTGACTACTGGTACTTTCGTTTGACTCTTTGATTTTCTGTTCTAGTTTAGTTTCGGACTCATCCAACTTGTCCAAGATTTCCTTTGTCATTGTGTTGATCCTTGAGTGAACATCCCGAATATCGAATGTTACATCATTACTATTTTTTTCAAGGTTATTGATACGTTCTTCGTGTGCTGCCAATAATTTAGATATGTTTACCGATACTTCAGACATAGTTGCTATTGAGTTGTCAAGACGTGTGACAACACTTTTCAATACTGCTATTTCTGATTCTGTTCGTATATCTGCCATGATATCCTATTGGTTGAAAAGTTTTTGATTGTTAGTATACCACTCTTGCCAACCAATGAGTTGGTTTCTCATTTCGTAGTATGTTGAATAGTTTTCAATTACTGTTTGGAGGACTTCACTGGGTTTAGCATTGGAGGGGTTTTCATCAGTGACTCCGGGACCTGTGGGAACGGTGTCCTGACTGG